AGAAGCTCTATATCTTACGTGTAAGAAAGGTCTTCTAATATTAGATCCTAACATTTGGTCATAAACAGTTGTTGTACCAGCTGGAACCATAACACCATCGATGTCTTTAGTTAATCCTCTAGTAGTAGCATCGTTTAGATATTTCCAGTCAGTTTTGTAGAAGTCATAAGAACCTCTTCTAAAACCAGAAAAACCAAAGTTAAGTGCCATTTCAGCTTCGTTGTCAAAAAGACCGTAAGAAGCAGAAGCAGTAGAAGCATAACCTCCACCAGCTTGAGCAGCAATCATATCATCGAAATCTAAAGCAGTAGCTCTGTTTAAGAATAACATGTTCTCTTCAATAGCACCTTGCTTATCTAATTGCTTAAGGATAGCATCAAAATCTCCTAATGCACCAGCTCCAGGAGCAGCAGCACCAGCGAAGTTATTCCAAATGTTACCTCTCTTTTTAATAGCAGCAAATAAACCTTCAGTACCTTTTGGTTTAACAGCAGATGAAAATTGTCCATCATCAGACATATCATCTTTAGCAGCAGAACCACTAGCAGCTAATTCACCTTCAACAGATACCATTTCAAGATAATCTTCAAATCTTAATCTAGTTTCTGATTCAGCTTTTAAATACCACATGTATCCGTTAGATCCATCTTCTGTAGCTATTTCAATCCATCCAATTTGAGACGCATCAGAACCTGATACTTCATATTTATCTTTAATAATAATTGGAGAGTTCTCATAAGTTTGAGGAACTGGATCAATAGAACCACTCATGCCATTTACACCTTTAGGAAATTCAGAACCATAAACAAAGAAGTTTAATGAAGAACCTAAACCACTAATGTCATTAGCTGTGTAAGGTAAAGCAACTAAAGTTGTAGCAGTAACTGATTTTACAATACATTTTAAAGTATTAAATCCATCTGAAACAACAATTGTTTGGTTTACTCTAACCGCTTGATTAGCACCAGTAGGTAGTGTAATAGTGTTAGCTGTAGTTGAGTGAGAATTTGTACAACCCTCATATGCTATATGTAGTCTGTTTTGCTCTGACCAGATAACTTGATCCGAAGTCATAGGCATTTCAGCACCTACCATTTTCAAGAAACCAGATAATGTTCTGTTTCCGTATCTTTCTACTTCCGCTTCATAAAGCTCTGGTAAATACTGCTGTAGCCACTGTGTAAAGTTAGCTTCAGATGGAGAACCAGATGCGCTTTGATCTTGGAAGTTAATGTAATTTGTCGGTTGCGCTATCTTTTTAGGCATAGGCGTAATCGACGCGGGAAAACTCCCGCCGCTTGCGAAACTCATATCGTTTTAATTTTAAAGTTTATTTTTTTCTTTTTATTGTTAATTTAGAACTGTCTGCTCCAGAAATTGCTTTTACTCTCATACCATTTATAAATACATCTCCACTAGAAGGTCTTTCGTCAGTAGTAATGTTTTTGGACTTAGCCGTAACATCCTTTATAGCGTCAGATTTACCTTGTTCGTAAAAATGTTGTGCTAGAGTATCTACATTTCTTGCAGCATATAGAGCTTTGTGATAGCCTTCAAAATCTTTGATTTGTCCCTTTTCATCCAAGAACTTCCCGACAAAGTTGTTTAAATCAGATTGTTTATTAGCTGTGTCAGACACGTTATTTACTTTATAATTAAATTGTTTTTCTCCTAATTTAAATTTGAAACCTTCAAAATCATTATTAAAAAACTTTTTAGTACTTTCAGTAAACATATTATGTCTCTTTTTTGCCAACTCCTGTTGTTCATTGTGTCTATTGAAAAAGTCATTAGCTTTCTTTTGTTCTGGAGTAACGTTGTTGCTTAACTTAAGCTCATCGTAATACTTACTCTTTTGAGTGTCTAGAAAACCTTTGGCTTTTGCCAATTCTTCTTTTAAAGCTAGTTGTTTTCTTCTAACTTCTCGCTCGTCTTCATCATCGTCCCAGTCAAAGTTGTCGTCTAATAAGTCTTCAACTTCATCTCTGTTCAAATAAGGTTTTGTTCGAGCGTAATAATCTATTAATATCTCCTCATTGTCAAGTTTAGAATAATCTTTATTTAACTTAACATAATCTTCTAAAGTTCCACCAGTATCCTTCATAAACTCTACAAGCTTATCTACATTCTCTGGTAAAACAACTTTAGGTTGTTCAATTTTTTCTTCAGTAACTTCTTCTTTAATATCTTCAACAACCTCTTCCGTGTTGTCATTCATTACTGTAATTTCTTCTTTTACTTCTTCGGCATCCCGTACTTCTTCAACCACCTCTTCGCTACTTGCCTCGTCTTTCTTTTCTTCGATAATAACATCGCTATTGCTTGCTTCTTGTGTAGGAACGGCATCTTCTTCTTTTTTAGGTTCTTCTTTTTTAGATAAATCTACTTTTATAGGTTCGTCTTTTTTGTTTAGTTTTTTTGGTTTCTTCTTAACTTTAAACTCTCCTTGTTCTAACGTACCGTCTGGAGCTTCTTTTACTTCTTCTTTTGACATAATATAATATAATAATTAATAATTATCTAGGTTCAAACTGCTCTAACCCAATACCACCTAGATTATCGTTACCTGAGGATTCAAAGTTTATTGGTAAACCATCATTTCTCCTTTGGCTTATCATTTCGCTTTGTTGAGTAGCTTGTAATTTTGTTCTTTTATCTTTTCTGTTTTCAATTTCTTTTTCTTTCTGAGTTTCAGCTTTAGCTCTAATATTTGCTAATTCCATGTTGTATTTAAACTCTTGCTCCATTAACTGTCTCTTGACTTGAGCTTCTGTTTGCAATCTATTTTTCTCAAACTCAGACTTAGCTTGTTCTATTTGTATTTTAGATTCTGTTAACGCTTGTTGCTTCTGCACTTCATACATAGCTGCTTTTTCAGCTGTTTGTTGATTAGCAGCTGCTTGAGCTTGTATATTAGCTTGTTGAGCCGCTTGATCCTCTTCCTGCTTTTGTTGTCTTCTCTTTTTCAATAATTCGTTAGCTAGCTTTAAGTTATTTACATTTCTAATATCAATAGCATCTTCTAAATCTATAGACTGAGTCTGTAACGCCATTTGTATATTTTGCTCAAGCTTTTGCTTATCCTCTTCATCTGGTTCTAAATCTAGAAAAATACCAAAGTTGTGTAGCTCTATATTAGCTAACTCATCAAGAGTTCCAACATTAAAGTGAGATATACTGTTTTGTAAAGCCATTCTAGTTAAAGGAAACATTAAAGAGTCATTAGCTCTATGAGCTATGTTCTCACAAGTTTTTAACGTTAAGTACAAACTAGCTTGTAATATATGTCTTGTTGCTGTGTTTGAATTAGCAGCAGCTAGTTTTTGTAAACCTACTAATGAATTTTTATCAGGCATACTACCATCACGAGCTTCATTTAAACCCGTTACATCTCTTATCATTTGTAAGTAATACTGATAAGTTTGTATAAGGCTTTGTATTTTAGCTCCACCAGAAGATGATTGTAGTTCTTGTATTGGAACTTTACCTCTATTCATATCACCTTCTTGAGTAAGGCTTCTACCAACTATACTACCAGTTTGAAAATACATGTTCAAAGCCTCTGCAGGGTTGTAGTTAGTACCATTACCTAGATCTACCTCAGCTAATCCATCCATGTCTAAATAAACACCATCAGGAACCATTCTAGATAGTACTTGTTGAAGCTTTAAGTGAGTTAACTGTATCATATCGGCAAAACCTGTTACTCTTGAAACAAGAGATTCTATGCGACCTTTATACATTCTAGGAGCAACCATGTTGTAACTCATATTAACTCTTACCTCATCAGCATTTGGTCTTGTCATGTTTTTTGCCATCTCCCAGTTAAGCATCATAGGGTGTCCTAAAACTTTAGCTCCTGAAAATAAAACTTCTATAGATCTTGAAGCCCTCTTAAAACTTTCTGACTCTGGTGGTAAAAAAGTGTCTTCTTTTTCTAAAGTTTTTTGTAGACCTTGAGGAGTTTCCTTAACTTTAAATACTTGGTCCATAAAACTTTTATATTCAAAATATAAAACTTGTACAGTGTTTTCATCATATCTACCATTCCAAGACCTAGTGTAGTCACTGTTACCTTTGTATTTTTCCAACTCTTCTACTTCACTAGATGTTAATTGTGGAAACTGCTTTTTTATTTCCGGCATAGTTAAAAACTTAACTTCACCAACATAATATAAATCTTGAAAATTAGGGTCTTCAGTATACGACCAAACCATGGTAGCTGGATCAACATAATCAACATTTATACCTTCTGATTTGTTAAAACTTGTTTTTACAGCCGCTATACCTAAAACTGTTAAGTCGTAATTTAATCTTTTTCTTATTAAATTATACTTATTAACATCTAAAACTTGATCAATCAATTGCTCTTCAGCTATTTCTATAGACTGCTTGTAATTTAATTGCATATGAGTAGGTATGTCTTCTAGGTTCTCAGGCGTATTTTTACCTTTTGGACCTAGAGATATATCCATACCAAACATTTCTTGTACTGCTTCGTTAAATTCTTTTTGCTGAATATCTTGCATTAAGTTCTCAGCGTAGTTAGTTCTTTGTTTTATGGAGTGTGGATCCTGAGCAAATGCTTTTATTTCATAACTTCTTTGAGATATTCCATTAACTACTATGTCTACAAATTTTGGTATAACAGGAACAGGTTTCCAGTCTAGGTTTAAGTAAGATAAATCACCATTTATAGAAAGCTCGTCTTTGTATTTTTGTATAGACTGTTCTCCTCTAGCATATAATCTTAAATTATGAAAATTATTGTAATTGGTCATATATCTATAACCATTACCTCTATAATTTCTAAACCATTCACCTTCAATGGCTCTACCAACAGCCTGACCGTACTCCATCGTAAGCTTTTCAGCTAATGGAACTACTTGATCGGGAAAAGTGCTATTACTATTTGTATAAATTTGCATCTATTTTATTATTTTTGAAGTTACTCCTGAATTGTCATACGTTTTTATACCTAATTCAACTGGTTTAATTTTTATTTCTGCTGTAGGTCTATACCTATTCTTATTACACGCCATTATTGCTAGACCAGAACTAATAGAAGCATCGTGCTTTGTTCTGTTGTTTATATTAAAAGCTGCCCAATCTTCTAATGTTCTTTGAAAATACATATCACCTTGTGACTCATTGTTGAAGCCAACATATTCTTCTATATAAGATTCTATGGCAGCTGCGTGTGACTGTTTAATATCTTCACTAGAGTTAGGTATACCACCTATTTCTCTTTCTGTTATAGATAGTTTATTCCACACCTTATCAGGTCTATTCATGCTAAATCCTCTATAACCTCTTCTTTTGAAATAGTAAAGAAGTCTAGGTTTATTATTTTCAGCAAGTATTGGCATACCGTAAAACACGCAAGCCATTAATACATCTTCAAAAAATATTTCAGCTGTTTGAGGTCTAGCTATGTATTCTAAAAAAAAGTGGTTAGGCGGGGCGTCTTCCATAGAGAATTTAGTTAATCCATGAAGAGATCCATTAGAGCCTTTACCGTCAACAGTACCAGAAATGTCATAACTATCACATCCGAAAGCTCCAAGGTGTTCGTTACCTGCGTATTTAGTACCATTCTTTATAATTACTTGATTCTGAATGTTTTTAGGTGGTATCCAACTAACTTTGAATCTACCTTCTTTATTTGGATAAAATATTACTTTCTTATCTTTAACTCCATGCTCCCATTGAAAGCTTCCAGTAGTAACATTAGTTGAGTTATTTATGCTTTCGTTATAATCTATTTGTTGATATATTTTAGTAAGATTAAATAAAGAATCTTTTGATTCATCTCTAAAAGCATGTTGTTCAGTTCTCGGAAACTGTCTGTAGTATTCATTTAAACTATCTTGATCAGATTTAAGACCATCTACTTCATTGTCCCAATGCTCTATTACTCCGATTGTAATTGGTAGACCATCAACTCCGATTGTTTTATTTTCTGGCGTAGTGAATACAGGTGATCCAAAAGTATCCATGAATCCTTCGTAGTTCCACTCCATAGGGATGAAAAGAGAATACAATCCGCTAGATGTTTGTCCGTTTCTATTTCTTTTTGTAACATCTGAATTGTAGTAAAGTTTTTTGAAATTGTTTCCACCTTTATCTAATGCGTTTGAGGTTGAGCCCATCATACACTTACCCACGATCCTACGCCCTAGCCTTAATGTAGTTTTTGTAACTCTCCAGTTATTTAATATATTGTCAGGTCTTTCCCATTTGCCACTTTCATCATGTGCTAGTATCTTTAGCTTTTCACCATCATAAGAGTTATCTCCTGTGTTTTTCCAATCTATAGTTGTATCTAAACCTTTTAATTCAGCTAACTTTACGTTATCATCTAGTTTACGTCTAGTAAGTTTTGAAGCTGGGACTCTATACGCCAGTTCGGTTTTTGGACGATCCATACCATCTTGGATGGGTTTGAAAAAAAACGGATAGTTAACGGATATTGGTACAACTTTGTCTGTGAACATTTTTTTAGCATCTGCTCCAGATTTTGAAAGGATACCGAATCTTGCATCTGAAGATATAGTTGCCTGGTTAACAAGCTCTGCTGATGACATAAAGGAGAAACCAGACCGTCTGTTTTTAAGATAACACATTCCATAACATCTGCTGTCGGCCTTACACGCTTCCCAGAATATAAAGAACAATCTATTCGCTTCTCTATAATCGGCTGACCCGACGTCGATTTTTGACCACTGTAAATACATGTAATGAGTACCAGTGATGTAAGTAGGCATACCGTTATTATAAAACCAGTAGCCATCTGATCTACGTTGAAATTCTTCATCTATATAGTCAAACCATTTTTCTTTAAAATCTGTAGGATATTCTTCCCAATCAAATCTTGTTTTTATTCTTGCTAATTCTTTTGGGTATTGTTGCTTTTCCCAATATTGTTCCTTTTTAACTTCGCTTCGTTTAAAAGGTTTGTCTGCTTTTGGTAAAGCAATACGGAGGTTTTGAATCTCAATGATCTGTCCAATTTGTCCAGTTTTACTAATTACTATAAAATCATAATCTTCATTATAACCATACTCCCATTTTTTATATCTATTTTGTTTAGATAATATTTTAGGGTTAACTACATCTTTTACTTCTTTCCAAAGTGTTTGATCGTAACTCACTTGCTTCTCCCTTCTGCAAAACCTTTAAAAACCTTTTCTTCTTTTTTAATTTCTTTAGGTTTTCCATCCAATAACTGCTCTTCCTCTTCTAATCTTTTAAGTATTTCAAAAGCATCAAATATAGCTAGTTTTTTAGTAGCTGCTGCATTTTTAAGCCTATCAGCGGATACGTCTTCGCCTGTGTCTACTATAGGTTCTTGAGCAACTTTTATAAGTTCGTTTACAGCTAGTTGACCCGCTTTAATTATACTCTTTTTGGTTTCTTTCGTGTTCATGGGTTATAGCTATATCATTAGATTTCATACAATAAAGAATTTCGCCATCAATATTGGACTCAAATTCAGAGTCCGGCGTAAATACTACTAGCGCGCCAGGTGCTACTCCTACGGCTTCTAAAGAGCTATTACTGTGTTTTAATATACCAAAGTGCTCTTTGTTTTTATTAGTCTTTAAAAAAGACTTTTCGCTGACAGGTTTTACAAAGCAATAGTCTAAGTGACATTTATCATTATACATATATATTTGGTGTAAGTCACAAAAGTACAAGTTATCTTTAAAATAAGTGCTTCCGTTTTTTTCTAAACCTTTTTGATTATACCATCTTCTAAATATGTTATGATGTATATAAACTTTATCACCAGTTTTTATGTCAGTATCAAAAGCGGCTGGAGTTGAAACAACAACCGCTTTTTTACTTATTGATTTGTAATCTTCTATAGATGTATTTACTATTAACTCTTTACCGTCTACTTGCTTAACATTGTCATACCTAGCTTCGTAAGGTCTAAC